CACTGGAGGCTACGGCTCAGTCTATCCTGACCGATACCGGAACGACCATCCCGGCGCAGATCATCGGCCTGAATAATCTATCAGCGGCGCAGGTCAACGCCGAAGTGGTCGACGCGTTGAATGTGGATACTTACGCCGAGCCAGGACAGGGCGCGCCAGCTGCAACTGCATCTCTGGCGGCTAAGATTGGATATCTCTATAAAGCCTGGCGTAATAAGAAAACCCAAACAGCGGTAACACGCAGTCTTTATAATGATGCGGGAGATACCGTGGATCAGAAAGCAACCGATTCGGATGATGGCGTTACATTTACGAAAGGCAAGATTGGAACCGGGCCGTAATCATGCCAATCGATACTGCCGCAAAACGCTCCTCTTGCCTCGACTTCGAGGAAGTCTGGACAGCGGGTATCCCATTTCCAGACAGCATCGTCGATCAGGGGGATCGACAACATTTACTGTGGAGTTATTCAGGGATTATAGTCGCTGGAGGTATCTTTCCGGGTATGATAGCAATCTCGGATACAGAAATCATGGTGGTTGGAATCTCGGATACAGAAATCATGGCTGTTGGCATCTCGGATGAACAAATCGGTAACGTAATAATCACGGATGACGACAACGGGTGATTAGGGAGATATAAATTATGGCAAATACATACAATAAAGGGGCGCGGGTACGTTATGCAGCGACTTTTACGGTTAGTTCGGTTAATGCCGACCCAACTGCCGTATTTCTCAAAATCCAGGACCCGAGCGGTAATGAGGCAACTTATACATATTCGTTGGGCGAGGTGACCAAAACCGCCACCGGCCAATATCGTAAGGACATCGATATCGACGAAACCGGATACTGGTATTATCGTTGGGAAGGCACCGGAGCGGTAGTTGCAGCCAGCGAAGCGCACCTACTGGTGCGGAGTACGGAGTTTTGATATGGCAACTGCAATTTACGCAAACCACGCTGAATTGAAAGACAGGATCGGAAAATCACTCAATACCGATGATGCTGTCCTGGACGCGCTGTTATCGGCGGCCAGCCGCGCTATCGATGGTTACTGCAACCGGCCCGATGGATTTTTGGCGATAACGACTGCCGCGGCGCGTTTCTTCCCTGGCTCGGGCAAGCCTTATCAACGCATCGATGAATGCGCGGCGATCTCTGCTGTGGCGGTCAAGGACAGTTCAACTGATGATGAAACCTCCTATACCGCCTGGACATTGGGCGTGGTTGGAACGACTACCGGCGCGGATATTTTCCCATGCTCTGGAGACCCGAAATATCCAGATTACACCAGCCTACCCTATACTCTACTCGTCATCGGTGCCAATGGAGATTTCGATCATTTCCCGACCGGGAAATTCACCACACGCGGCGGCTTCAGGCCGTCGAGCGGGATTGTACGCAGTATCCCGACGGTCAAAGTGACAGCGAGATGGGGCCATAGCCTGACAATTCCGGCCAATGTTAAAGAGGCTTGCATTTTGCAATCTGCCAGATGGTGGAAGCGGGGCGAAAGCTCCTGGGCGGATGCTCTGGCCTCGTCAGATTTAGGACAACTGCAATTCAGGCAGTCGCTTGATCCTGACCTGAAGGCCATGTTGATCGAGGCGCGTCTAGTGCGCCCCGCCATCGGGAGGCGGTAAAATTGGGGTATAATTACTCTCAATCAATTGGGCCATCCCATTAGGGTTCGCCAATAGAACAAGCCGCCGCTCTGCGCCCGCTCCTAAATATGGAGCGGGCTTTTTATTTATGGCAAACGCAATCGACATCGAAGTAAAAGGACTTATTGAGGCACAGCGCAAGCAGGAGCAGGTCATTCGCGATCTGCACGGCGAGCCGATGCTAAATGCCATGCGCGACGCGACCCTGATTGTCACCAGGGCGGCCAAGAAGAATTCTCCGGTGGATACCGGTAGGCTGAGAGCCAGCATCACCCCAGAGGTCAGGATGATGGGCGACACGATAACCGGAGTGGCAGGGAGCAACGTGGTTTACGCTGCGATTCAAGAGTTTGGAACTGGGCCATACGAGATAAGACCAAGGACAAAATCTGTCCTGCATTGGGTAACGAAATCTGGTGAGGATGTCTTTGCTAAATATGTCATGCACCCAGGAATCAAAGGAAAACGATATCTTCAGCGTGCTTTTGAAGACAATCGAGATCGCATCATCCGTCGGTTAGAGAGAGGCATTAATCAAATCGTGGAGAAAAAGTAATGGCGGTCACTCTTGGACAAATCCTGGACGCGATTGAAGCAACACTGGCTACGGCAACTACTGTTAACCGTAGCGAATCCTATGATGAGCTTACCGAAGGCATACATGATTTCCCCATGCTCCAGGTTTATCCCGAAGTAGGAACACAGGACCCGAGCGGAGGCACAGATCGGACAACATTCAAGGGCGGCGTCAGGCAGACCGAATTTACCATTCACGTCGATTACTATGCCAGGCAGCGCAGTCATATTGGAGAGGATATGTCCGCTCTGGTAGACGGGATCGATGCGCTTCAAAACGTATTCGAGGCGCAGGATACAAAACCTTATTTTGCTCTGGATGGCATCCGCGCCTTCAAATGGTCGTGGAGCCGGGCAGTATTCACATATGGCGATCCTAATGTCTCCTATATAGGTGCCCGTTTTGTGCTGATCATAAGGGTATTCTGATGCCACTTTATCGGGCATTACGCAATCTGAGCAATGGGATCGATCAAGGGGTGGTGTTTGATCAATCCCGACTACAAGCCAAATCAATCCCCATCCTGGAGGAGCGCGGCGCAATTGCTATAGTTTCCACGCCGCCCCTGGCTGAATTTCCAGGATGGAAGATACGCGGGGCGAAGTTCGCCAAATTAGGAATCACGACCGTCGAGCAACTCATGGAGGTGGATATCGAACAGACAGCGCAATCGTTAAAGGTAAAGCCACAGATGATTTCGGCTTGGAGATATGAAATCGTCGGTTGGTTATCAGCCCCGAAGCCGAAAGGCGGCTGAGGGTGTAGGAAACATTAACTTCAGTTAGGAGATAACAAATGGCACAGACTACAACTTCGGTGAACGCATGTGATGTCGCGTTATGGATTGATAATGCCTCGGGCACATTGAAAGACGCATCCGGGTCTAGCAATTCAGTTTCAATGAATTTTACCAAGAACATCGGCGAGCTAAGGACATTCCAGCAAGTATGGCCGGTGCGGTTGAGTTGCGGCAAAGATAGTACCTTCAATGTAGTCGCCGTATATTCTACGGCTGCCGATGAGGGCGCGGACATCCTGATCAACTGGTACTTCGCCGCCAACGAGCCCGCTTTGCGGACAGTCAAGGTTTATATCCCCGACAAGAATGTCGGCTCGGACGTGTATGCTGGTGAATTCGTCATGGAAAGCCTGGACATCCCCGCCAGCTCTGGTGAGGCCGGGCCGATCCAACTGACCGCCGTCCTGCGGCCTTCCGGCGAATTCACGCTGACCACCAACGCCACTTAATCATGGCCGAATTCAAAACCGATCAATGGGGCGGAGTGCGCCTGGTTGTACCGGATAAACCGACTGTTTATCAGATCGTGACCTTCGATTCTAAACGCCTGGAGCTGGATGGGCTACCGCCGATGATCATCCTGTGGGAAATGGCGAAGCTGCTCATCCAGGAATGGGAAAGCGATGTCATGCCGGATTTCAAGGCTGATCTCGAAAAGCTAGATGACCCACGTCAGGCGCGCATTATCGAATGGGCTGGGTTAGCAATCTCGGCCTACCGGCGCGGCCTGGATGCAGTGCCAAAAAACTCCTGAGGGCGGCGGTGCAGGCCGCCAAAGGCAAAGGCGATCCGCCGCCCTTGTTATGGAAAAAATGGCGCTGCCGTGATTGGGGCATTCCGCCCAGGATGGCCGGTATCGACGATCAGGACTACGCGGAGATCCACGTTATGGATATGCTGGAAACTGTCTATGAGGCGGTAAGAGCCTGGCGCCATGCCGCGCAGCATCCGCTTGATGAGCGCGAACAGGCAGTTATCAACTGGCTGACTAAAATCAAGGTGATGTAATGGCTAATGTCATTGAAATTCTGATCAAAGCCAATAATAAAGCCTCAGCCGAGCTGGCTAAGGTTGATAAATCTTTGATGGGGGTCGGAAAAGCCGCGGGAGCATCTGCGGGGGGAATTAAAGGATTAGGAACTAATTTAGATAATACACTCAAAAGTCTAACCGGATTCGGATTGGGGACATTTACAGCGATTGGAGCAATTACCTCATTAATCGGTAGTTTCAAAAAGGTTATTAATGAAACAGTTGAATATGGAAAACAAGTCGATGATCTATCGCGCGCCCTGGGAACTAGCACAGAGGAAGCTAGTAAGCTGATCCAAATCGCGGATGACTTAAGAATAGATACCGGTTCTTTAACTACAGCCTTTAGGATTGCGCTAAGACAAGGAATTATTCCTAGCATAGCAGGGATTAAAGATCTAGCAAAAGAATACCAAAAATTAGCTACACCTGCAGAAAAAGCTCAGTTTGCCTTACAGAAATTCGGACGCTCCGGATTGCAGATGCAAAAGTTCTTGGAGTTGGCTCCAGGACAGATTGACGAGATGGCAAGGGCCGCAGAAAATGCTGGATTGGTGATGAGCCGCGAATCGGTCGAAGCAACCAAACAATATTATCTGGCTCTTGATCAATTAGATGATCGCATGATGGGGTTAAAAGTTACGGTTGGAACCGCTGTAATACCGGCCCTAATATCTCTTGTAGAGATGATTGATATCCTGATTTCAAGAGATACAGAAGACTGGTTCCAGCGTGGAGCAGATAAAGCTGCTAATTTTATCAATACTGTATTTGAAGGCACGCCATTAGCAACTGAAAAAATAGAAGAGCTGGATCAAAGGCTATCTGAAATGCCTGGACGCATGGCTGCTCTGGCTCCCGCGATTGGCAATGTATTGACTGATATTAGCGAAATGGCGGAGAATGCACAAAAACACGTTGATGATTTGAATGCTGCTATGCAATTGAGTGGGGTGATCGGGGATGTGGCCAAATCACAAGATCAACTGAATGCTGAATTAGCCGAATTACAAGAACGGGCGGGAGAGATCGCCGCTTCTGGAGTACCATTGGGCCTGACCCCTGATCAGCTTGAGGAATTGGGGGATATTAATCAACGTATAACCGATATAAAAACGAAACTGGAAGAAGAGGCAATAGCGCATGAGGAAAATACAAAGCGTATCCTGCTGAGCCTGGCTGAGCGAAAATTGGGCGTGGATGGTTGGACGAATGAAGAGATTGCTTTCCTGGAAAGCCTGATGACCCAGTGGGGATTACTCGATGAAGATGCAGCGGCGGCTCTGGCAAATATGAATTCTGCCATTGATAAATTCAATAGCGGTGGTAGTTTAGACAATCTCTATAATGACCTGGATAAGATTCTCAAAAAGATATTAGAAATCAATCGCACGCCCATTGCACCTAAGGTTGGAAACGCGCCTACCCCGCCGAGGCCTCCGGGAAGTCCTAACGGTCCCGGTGGGCAGCACGGTCTTAACATGATTGTCCCTCCCGGCTTCCCCGGCGACACTTACCCGATCCGCGCTACATCCGGAGAGCGGGTGACCATTGCTCCAGCTGGATCATCTTACAGCTATGGCGGCGATACGATAACCATCATCAACCGCAATGCGGCGGCAGCGGTGATAACCAAAGCTATGATCGCTGACCGGAAACGGGCGCGATTGAATGCCTCGATGGGGCGATAATGACACAATATCTAAAACTGGTACACACAGATACAATCGGAGGGGGCAGCTCGACCACTACAATCGATCTGCTGGGTGGTACGCTGCAGTTGCGTGAGAACGGGTGGGAGACGATTGATAATAAGCGCGAGGAGACTATCTTTGAGACCATCGATCTCTTGGCTGTTGCTGACGATGCCACTACCTTAGCTGCCAAAGCGACCATTGATGAGATATTGGAGATCGCCGAGCAATACGCCTCCAACAATTTGCGCTCCGATCCGGTATGGCTCTATTTCCAGGCAGATGGGGAAGCGGCCAAACGCGCTCTAGTGCTCTCTGGCAGTTCTGTATTAACTACTGAAGGCTGCCTGGGGCCATTATTGGGAACAGATAGGACGATCTTGCGGGTAGTTATTGAGCGCGTCCCATATTGGGAAAATGAAGATACCCTGGTAACAATCAAAAATAATTTGAATGTATTAGGGGATTGGGCCGCTATTGGGCATGACTTAGGAACGTTGCCGCAGCGCATCCAACAGCTGAAGATATCCAGCGATGAAACCGGCGTCGGGAATGTAATTCAGCAGGTATGGATCGGTATTCGACCATATTATAAAGCCTCTAGCGGTTTCAATGCCCTTTGGGAATGCGAACTCGGAACATTTACGGGAACTCCGGCTGCCGATGGAAGTGCTAGTGGAACGGGCGATAATTATATAAACGATATCATCTCCGATAGCCCAACAACTATGAAAACCAGGGGGAATATATCGATTTATCAGGTGGCTACCGATTATGATGATTATGAAGCCTTTATCGGGAAATACCATGTCCTGCTCCGCTGCCGGATCAACAGCCTAACCAATGAAATTGCTATTCAACTGCATCATGGTTGGGGGTCTTCCACAACAGCCGCCGATGAAGTCGCCGGAAGCGCGTTTCTTACTGGCACTCAATATACCTCCTGGTATCTGGTTGATTTAGGTGAGATCGAAATCCCACCTACTGGCAACCGGGACAATTTCGCCTCCAACTCAGACCGGATCGCTAATTATCGTTTGAATTTATATGCTCAACGGATCAGCGCTGCCGGGAATCTGGATATCGATTGCTTTATCCTGATCCCCTCTGAGCATATGGTTACAGCTAATGGCGCCATTCTGAGCGGGCCGCAATCTGTTGGGCCATTATATTTCCTAACTGAACCGCAAAATAGCCAATATGCGGTTTGTGAACAAGGTACTACTACCCATTCCGGGGTTCCAATTCCTAATATGGTTAATGTCGATTATTCATTTCATAACTGGTTTTATCCGGTGCAGGGCGGGATTGTAGTTGTAGCTGGACAATCATCTACGGGAACTGGGATGGCTACAGACCTGGACTTAGAATTTATATTAGTCCCGCGCTGGCGCACTTACCGGACGGCGACGGCAACATAATGGAACGCAATCTGATTCTGAAAACCCCGGCTGTTTATGGAACGCCTGTATTTGCAAGAAATATCAGCCAGGAAGCTACGAATTGGCGACGCTCCATCCGGCGGGATGGTGGCTATTGGATGGGCAGTTTTACCATCGTTGCCGATCCGATTTATATGGGTAAGTTTTTCAACGAATATCTCGGTTTTCATTTCGAGGAGATCGCCGGTGGCAAGACCTGGGAGGGGTTGATTTACGAGATGGATTTGACTATCAATGGCATCACCCGCCGGCGCAGTTTGGATTTATTATATAATTCCGTTGCGGTTAAATATAATGATACTGCGGA